ACAGCAAACTTATCAGTACAATAATATTGTAACTAGACAACGTCCAACACAACAGAATTATCAATATAATAATACTGAAAATAGACAGAGACCAGTGCAACAAGGTTACCAGTATAATAATACTGAAAACAGACAAAGACCAGTGCAACAGGGTTATCAATATAATAATATTGAGTCTAGAAGAAGACCAGTGCAACAGGGTTATCAATATAATAATATTGAGTCTAGACAAAGACCAGCAAGAGTTCAGGTTCTACAGAATGTAACTAGACAAAGACCTGCTAGAACACAGGTATTGCAGAGAGTTTCAAGACAGAGACCTACTAGGGTACAGGTATTGCAAAGAGTTTCAAGACAGAGACCAGCACAGTCATCCCGTCAGAAGGTTACAGTTGGTATACAACCATATGCATATCAACAACCGTATAGAAATACAGTTCAGAAATGGGATGGTACAACGTCTTGGCCTGCACAACCAATATCCTCTTAAATAAAAGGACTAAATATTATTGACTAAAACATGATTAGATGTTATAATGGAGTATTATGAAGTATATTGATTTACCCGACCCAGTGAGTGTGAAAAGTTCTTTCAACGACCATCTTGGTGGATTGAATAAAACAAAACCCAAGAAAGAAGTGATGATTAAAATCAAAGAAAAGTTTGATGAAATCTCACGTATATACAAACCTAAAATAGTTTCACTTGGTGACTTGCACAAAAAGTATGGTGTAAGTTACCAAGAAGACTCCTCACATAAAATTAGGGATTTCTTTCGTGCATTACAAGTTGGAGAAGCAGCTGTTGATGCAGAAGACTTTGAAAGAATAAATGGTGATGAGAACTCTTCTCGTCTCTATCATGCAACTAAATTACATTTCTTAATTCAAGATATCCGAGACAAAGGAATTGAATACGGCCCTCAAGGTGTATTGTATTGGCCTCCTACTGCAGATGCAGATGAGATTAGATACTTTGTACATCCCGGCACTGGAAGATATTCTGCAATCAAATATTTACAAAAATGGGATACTGAGTGTTTGGTATGGGATGCATATGACGTATGTTATGACCATAAACCAATGTCTTACTCTGAATGGATAGTTCACACTTTTAAAAATAATCTATATCCCGATATGAATCATGTGTCTTATTGTTGGAATCAAGGTATCATAGAAGCACACCAAAATAGAGACATGAGAGGTGACTATACTGAAGCAAATGACTACTTACATTATACACTATTCAATGGTGAGATACCAACTATATACGTTGGATATGATGGTAGACATGGTGAAGTTTCAGATGTTTGTATAAAGAGTATACAACATTCTATTGAAAGATACAATAACAAAATGGGAGACTTATCAAGTGTTCCGTGGAATGCATTCGTTAATATTAAAAAACTTGACGTTTCAAAGATTCCCGAGTATACTAGAGAGTATGCAAACCAATCAACAGAGTTTACGTATAGTAGATTCATGATACCATACTTAGAGAAATATCAAGGTGTCAGTATGTTTGTGGATGATGACTTTATCTTCACAGAAGATATGTTACACTTATTTTATTCACTAGGACATACTGATTCCGTTGCATGTTTCCATCATGACTTTTCTGATAAAGGTATTACAGAAAAATTAGGTGGAGAAAAGAATGTATGGTATCCTAAAAAACTATGGTCAAGTCTTATGATATTTAACAACGGTCATAAGGATTGTAGAAAACTAACACCCGAGGTGGTAAACACACAATCGGGTCAATATCTACATCAATTTAAATGGACAGATAATGTAGTCAAACTTCAAGACGATTGTTGTTGGACTGAAGGTTACTCTGATGAACCATATAACGTAAAGAAACATAGAATGATTCATTACACAAATGGGGGCCCATGGATTGAAAACTTCAATGATAGTGTTCAACAAATTGGTAGATATAATTATTATAAAAATCTCGTAGAGATTGACAACAAAAAGGTGAAAGAAAATGGCAAATAGAGCTTTAATATATGATGCAACTAATACGTTAGTTATTATCAAAGAAACAGGGTTAAGAATTGTTTATCAAAATGTAGACAAACCCGAATTAGGTTTCGAATACGAAGGACTCGTATACGACCAAGATGAATTCAAAATCTTAGAAGTAAATCCATCTAATTGGGATGCATCGGAAAAACTTCCGTTAACTGATTCAGACAGAGATAAGATTGAAAAATTTATCGATGATGCAGAAGCACCCGATGGTACAAACCTAAACAACCAATACATCGATGATTTGTATGATGTTGTTTCAAAAAATGTATATCAATTATGTGTTGAAATGAGAATTGAAAATCTATATGAAGCTACATACATTGGTAGAGAAGATTCAAATCATCCTTTTAGGTCAGATGCACGAAGAGTGTTAGAATTTGCAGATAGTTCTTACAGTGTACTAGAACAAGTTTGTAGTTCTCTAAGTAGAACCCGAGAAGACCAACTTAAAGACTTTGAAGATTATTGTGATGACTTGTTGCAGTTACCACCTGTACAACAATTCCAAGGTCAGCAGTAATGTATGGAAGTTGTATATCTAGATAAACCCTTTAAGATACAGAAATTCCCCTTAGATAAAATCTATGTCTTAGACGATTGGGTAACATACGAAATCATGTATAACATGAGGAGACTAACCTCAAGAACTATATGGGCTCAAAACAATCAGGTAAATAGAAACGGTAAGATACGTCATCTGTTTTGGGGTGCAACATTCTATGAGGGCAAAGATAAAAAAATTAGAGACCATACTTATCATATGCAAGACACCTATCTTATCAGATATCTAGATTGGAAACTTCAATCAGAGTTTGGTTTTAGATGGGAAAAATTTCAGTATGCTGGTATGAATGGTCAGACCACTGGTCTTCAAGGGACTATACACGAAGATAGTTCTCCTGAAAATACAACTAATATATCTTTCTTATGGTACAACACTGAGTATTGGGAAAAAGAATGGGGTGGCCCACTTAAATTTTATAACGAAGAAGCAAAACATATAGATGGTTATAAAGAAGAGTATTTAAAACATCAGATTGCACAGGTTGATTATAAACCAAATAGATTACTAATGTTTGATGGGAGTATACCACACAATGCAGATGCTCCAAATGATGCATGTGAATATGCATGTAGACAGTCTCTAGTTATACGAGGTGATGCATGTCGACTAGAGAATGAATTAGATTATTATGCCAACGATAGAATTTAACACAACAAACGAAAAAGCATTTAAAGAATATCGTCCTGTAGTTGCAAAACATATACATCCTAATTGGTGGAAAGAGATGAGTGTTTCAGCTAATGGACGAGACAATATTAAGATGTGTCCTTCAATGTTAGATGTGTTGGGTAGTGGTTACTACATTACATGTGTTGAAGATATTAAAATAGAATACCCTAAAAATGATTTAGATGGTTCACCCAAATATGAACTGGGACAATTTGCAAAGTGTCCACACAATCCTAATTATGAAACTACTGGTCACCCTAGAGAACAATTCCCTAACTTCGAGTATGCAAAGGCAGATGTAGAAGAAAATCTAGAAAAAAATAATGCAGTCAAAATTAGAGTTCCATGGAGTGTAACAACACCATTGGGTTATTCTTGTTTATATCTAGACCCATTTCTATTTCAAAATAGATTCTTTCAGACTTGGCAGGGGGTTATGGACACCGATAAATATACAGGTGGAGACTTAAATGGTTTAATTATTCTGTATCCTAAGACAAGAGAAGAGTTTGTTATTCCAGCAGGAACACCTATAGCACAGATAGTTCCATATAGAAGAGAGTCGTGGAAAGCTAGTATCGATTTGATTAGTACCGAACAATATCAAAAAGACCATGATGCATTTCTATATCATAAGTTTGCAACAGATGATTCAACACCCTTTAAGAAAGGTGGTGGAATAGAAAAGAAATGGGTTCCAAAATCACCACTCTTTGAAAAGGATATTTTTGACCCATTCAATATTATTCCGACTGAAGAAGAACTTGAACAAGAAAGAAAAATATCAAAAGAAGTTAGGAATGCAAAATCTCTAAGAGAGAAAATTGAGGATTAAATTATGGCAGTAGAATTACTATTCCCAAACTATGTTTTTCATAGACAACTAACCGCTGAAAACTTACACGACAGACAGGGTGTATCTTTTGACTATCTACAGTCGTTGAAAGATGAAATGGATGGAATGAGAGCTAGAGATGAAGGTAGGTCGGTATCTAACAGAAATGGATGGCAATCTAATGATGGGTGTGAATCAAATCCTAGATTTCAAAAATTGATGAATAGAATTATACGTATGTTTGATGATGAAGTTTTACCCTTCTATGGGTTTAACAAAGGAGATGTCAGTGTACAGATTGGTAATTCTTGGGCAAACATTAATGGTCACATGTGTTGGAACTCTCCTCACTTACATAATGGTTGTTGGTATAGTGGAGTGTTTTATATACATGCAGACGGTGACGAGGGAGATATTGATTTCATAGACACAGATGAAAAAGTGGTACACGACATGCCACCATCACCCATGATACAGATGTCATCACATCAACAACCGACTACAGGTAAATTGATATTGTTCCCAAGTGGTTTGATGCATATGGTAGAACCCAACATGACACAGAAAGAGAGATACAGTATATCCTTTAACATCAATTATCAGATGAACAATCAAATAAAGATTGGTGAGTCATTATCAAATAGATATTATCCATGGATATTTGAATTAGACCAAGAGGGGTATCCCTTAAATTATCAAGATATAACTGGAAATATGCCACCACTCGAACCCCTTGAGGACGATACGATTACCTAAATAATCGTATGGAACAAGGAATATTCATCGACCCCCATCTTATATGGAATCTTTTTTTAACAATGGTGTTACTACCAGTGGGTTTTTTCGTGCGTAGTGCTTTGAACGAACAAAAAAGAATCGATATACTTCTAAACAAAACAAGAGAAGAGTTAGCAAAGGAATACGTATCTAAAGATGAATTCCAACAATCTATGGATAGATTAATAGATTCTATGGAAAGAATTGACGAAAAACTCGACAGACTCCAATCTCGCACTTACTTCCAAGAATAATTGTTATAAATAGTATTGAACATTTAAAAAAATGGAAATAGTACTATGGCAATACCAAACTCAAGGGCATCATTTAAAGAATATATTCTAAGAAGTCTTGGAGCTCCAGTGATTGAAATCAACGTGGATGATGACCAAGTAGATGATAGAATAGATGAAGCCTTGCAATACTACAACGAATACCATTACGATGGTTCTATTCGTACCTATCTAAAACATCAATTGACTCAAAGTCAAATTGATACCATGAAGACTAACGAAACACATACTGGTGTTAATAGTTCCAGTAATGCATATCAAAGTCAAGAGTTCAAAGAAGAACAATCATATGTAGTGTTACCCGAATCAGTATTATCAGTAGTACGAATATTTCCTTTCAACGATAAACACAACCTCAATATGTTTGACCTTAGATATCAACTAAGATTGAATGATGTATATGACCTAACTGCAACTAATGTATTGTACTACGAACAAGTGCAACAACACATCAGTCTATTAGACCATATGTTAGTGGGTGAAATACCTATAAGATATAAACAAGTTACTAACAGGTTATACCTAGATATGGATAAAGATTCTGTTACTGCTGGTGAGTTTATCTTGATTGAGTGTTTTAGAAAACTAGACCCTACGACTTATACAGACATATACAATGACATGTGGTTAAAAAGATATACAACTGCATTAGTTAAATATCAATGGGGTTCAAACCTTTCCAAATTCGGTGGGATGCAATTGCCTGGCGGAGTTGAGTTAAACGGAAATGAAATAATGACACAAGCACAGGAGGAGATTCGAAGACTAGAAGAGGAATCAAGATTGAACTATGAATTACCTCCTATAGATATGATAGGTTAATTATGCCAACAAATGTATTTTTCAATCATGCAGTATCGTCTGAACAACACCTGTATGAAGACTTAGTTGTTGAGTCACTTAGAATGTATGGTCACAACATCTACTATCTTCCTAGGGAGATAATAGAAGAAGACACCATTTTAGGAGAAGATGTTGCATCAAAATTTGGAGATGCATATGAGATTGAAGCATATCTAGAAAACGTAGAAGGATTTGAAGGAGAAGGAGACTTATATTCTAAGTTTGGTGTAGAGATAAGAGACCAAGCAACCTTTGTGATTGCACTTAGAACATGGGAAAGATTCGTATCTCTAGATAATAACCTCACCTCATCATTCAGACCAAACGAAGGTGATGTAATACACTTCCCTCTCAGTGGTTCTTTATTTGAAATTAAGTTTGTTGAACATGAAGACCCATTCTATCAAGTCGGTAAGCTCTTTGTATTCAAGTGTAGATGTGAATTATTTGAATATAGAGGAGAAGATTTTGACACTGGTACTAATGCAGACTTGGTTGAAGCAGAAAGAACATACACTATAAGTGCAACAATGACTGCTGGTTCAGGAGACTCAGGTAATTACACAGAAAATGAAGAACTTAAGATTGGTGATAATGTTATTGGTGAAGTGTCTACATATAAAAGGTCTAACAGAACTCTTACAATCATACACAACAATACACCACTTGCAGTGGGTGACAGATTAGTAGGTGCAGTGTCAGGTGCAACTAGACAGATACAAACAATTACCGATGCACTTGATATGCCAAATGACCCGAATGCACAAAATAAAGAATTCGAAGATGCAGCTGATAATTACATAGACTTCAGTGAAACAAACCCTTTCGGTGAGATAGGAAATAATAGTTAATCATGTTTACATATTTTTACAATGAAACAATAAGACGTTCAGTATCTGTGTTTGGTACCATGTTTAATAATATCACAGTTAAACAGACTAAATCAGATGGGACAGTTGTAAACAGTATTAAAGTTCCTTTGTCGTATGGTCAAAGACAGAAGTTCTTACAGAGATTAAAAGAAGAACCCGATTTGAATGACAACTTAAGAAGTGCAATATCACTTCCTAGAATGGGATTTGAAGTCAGTGGTTTCACCTACGACCAAAATAGACAACAAAATAAACTTATCCGTTCCACTAAAACTACTATGGAGTCAGATAATGTTAGTAGAAAGTTTCAATATCAACCCACACCATATGATATAAACTTTACACTATCCATCTATGCAAAGAACATGACAGATGGTTTACAAATAGTAGAACAAATACTACCGTATTTTCAACCCGAATATACGGTTGCAATGAAAATGATTGATGATATGTCAGAAGTAAGAGACGTACCTATCATTTTAACAGGTGTAAATATGGACGACCAATTCGAAGGGTCGTTTGAAGACAAGAGAGTAATTAACTTTACTCTAGATTTTACAATGAAAACTTATTTCTTTGGCCCAGTATATAAAGGTAAAGTTATTACTAAGGTTAGAGAGAAAACATTTATAAATGATGGAAGACATGGTTTCACATCATCAGAACTTACTACATCAGGCATCGTAAAGGACGTTAAGTTTTACGAACCAGCATTTGAAGGAACAGTTGCAAGTGCAGTGTCTAATAACACTACAGTGACTTTCTCAGCTGCAATAGATAGTAATGTATCTGTAAATGATACTATGGAAGGTTCATCTACTAATCCCGACCCAACAGTCTCTTCTATAGCAGGAGACAGACTGTCTGTAGTGGTTTCTAGTAACGTTACTTTGTCCCAAGGTGATAAAGTATACTTCACAGGAAGTGCATCTGCAGAGGACAATTATGTTATATCAGAAGATGTATCATTCTTTGATGAGGGATATGGTGGTAATGAAGCTTCAACCACAGACTAGTGAAAAATTATGACAGACAATGTTGACGATAAATTAAATCAAGTATTAGATATAAACACGGACATGAAGAAGGACTTAAAGAAAGTCCCTACAGTCCGTACAGACCTCTCTAAGGAGTCTTTAGAGACAGACTATAGATATGCAAGGGAAAATCTTTACGACCTTGTAGAGAGGGGACAGGATGCATTAGACGGTATCCTAGACCTATCTAAAGAGATGGAGAATCCTCGTGCATATGAAGTGGCAGGACAGATACTTAAAACCACCTCAGAGATTGCAGAAAAACTTTTAGACCTTCAGGTCAAAATGAAAAGTATCAACAAAGAAGAAATTGCAAAAGAAGGTGATACTCATAATCACTTATACGTTGGGTCAACATCAGACTTACAAAAATATTTGAAGAAAAACAAACATGGTAAATCCGAAGAATGAAGGTTATCTAGGTAACACTCAAATCAAACGTGCAAACGTTGAGACGAAGTATACCAAAGAAGAACTAGACGAATATCTCAAGTGTCAACAAGACCCTTGTTATTTTATTGAATCTTATACACAGATTATCTCTCTTGATGAGGGTATGGTTCCTTTTAAGTTACGTGGATATCAAGAAAGTTTAATAACACATTATAATGAAGAAAGATTCAGTATAGTACTTGCATCGAGACAAAGTGGTAAGTCTATTACGTCTTGTGCATATTTACTATGGTATCTATTGTTTACACCCGAAGTTACAGTAGCTGTTCTTGCAAACAAAGGTGCAATTGCAAGAGAGATGGTTGCAAGGATAACTACTATGTTAGAATCTGTTCCTTTCTTTTTACAGCCTGGGGTTAAGATTCTAAACAAAGGTAATATAGAATTTGGTAATGATAGTAAACTAGTTGCAGCTGCAACATCATCATCATCAATTCGTGGACTTTCTATTAATATGTTGTACCTAGATGAGTTTGCATTCGTTGAAAATGCAGAAGAGTTCTACACTGCAACATATCCCGTGGTTACTTCAGGTAGAGATTCTAAGGTAATTATCACTTCTACTGCAAACGGTGTGGGTAATATGTTCCATAAAATATATGAAAGTGCAACTGTAGGTGAATCAGAATACAAATCGTTTCTGATAAACTGGTATGATGTTCCAGGCCGTGATGAAGAATGGAAGAAACAAACTATTGCAAACACTTCTGAGTTACAGTTTCAACAAGAGTATGGTAATAGTTTCTTAGGAACGGGTAATACACTTATTGCATCTGATACACTGTTAGGATTACGTTCATCAAATCCTATCTGGCACAAGGAAGGTTTTAGTGTTTATAAAAAGCCAGAGAAGACTCACACCTATATATGTACTGTAGATGTATCGAAAGGGAGAGGT